CGCCTTCTGCTGACTCAATCCGCTTTGCCAAATCGTTGAACTGGACTGCGGCCTGTTTTGATGTAGATGCCAAAGTAGCCGACTCGTTAATCAGCTTCCTGGCCTCTGGCGGTATTTCAGTAAGTCGAGTTTGAATGCTTGACATCTTGTCGGCAACATCAGCTGCCGTCTTTTGTGTATCAAGATTAAGCCGCGCAGAGCGATCACTGACCTGACTTTGTAGGTTTTTAACGTCCCAATTTGTTTTGTTAAGTCCAGCTTGTGCAATACGTTCAGCAAAATTAGCAGTAACTAGGGCTGCATTTGCCTTTGCCTTTGCTTCAATAAGTTCGCTTGGTGCTTTTGCTACAGCTCTGGATTCACCGCCAACACTTGCAGCGGTCAATGCGCTTTCTTTTTCTGCTTGTCTAAGCCTTAAATTTTGTTCAGCTTCCAGTCGAGCAGGAGTGTCTGCGGCCTCGGCCACTTTCCTTTCCGCATCCGCCACAGCCGCATCCGCCTTGGCAACAGCATCCCTTAGTACGCTTGGCGCTAGTGCTGCTGCCCTTGCCTCTCCACCCTCGCTTGCAGCAGTCTGGGCACGTTGCAGTGCAGTCTGTGCCAATGTAAGATTTTGCTGTGCAAGTAAACGAGAAGGGGTGTCAGCTGCTTCAAAAACTTTTTTCTCTGCATCGGCAACTGCTCCCTTTGCATCTGCCACGAGTTTGTCTAGTGTAGGTTTTGCTTGTGCTTCTTCTCTGCGTGATTTCCGCACATTGGCAATACTTTCATACCATTCTCTTCCAAAGGTAGCGCCACCCATCAGTTCGACGCTTTTGATGGCTTGATCTGGTGAAACTTCAGCCAGCTTGAGCGTGTCTTGCCATGCCTTTTTTTGCATGGGGTCTGTCTCTGCTTCTGCATATTGCCGTAACAGTTGCTTGGCAGACTCTGGGTTTGACTCCAATGCTGAAAGCACTTGACCAGTAAATCGTTTTGACGTTGCCAGCTTTTCATCGGTCATGGTTTTGCCAACAGCTTGCAGCGCATCAAATTGCTGCTTGTTAGCGCCTATGAACAGGCGTTCCAGATTTTCGTATTTTCGTTCTGCTGGTGGCGTTGTAAAAAATGTGCTTATGTCAGTCTGGTATCTTTGTTGCTCGGCTTGTGCCAATGCTTGCTGAACACGTTTCTGCTCGTCTGCTTCGCGCTGCGCGTAGATGTTGGCAATGCCAGTGCCAAGCTGTAAACCCTGCACGGCCTGTGCAAACGGGTCTTGGACGTTTTGAAGGTAATTGATTGGTTGAACCATGATTAAAACCCTGCCCGTTGACCGCCATAAGCGCTGCCCTGGCCGATGCTGTACCCGTTGTCACTAACGGCCGGCGCGAAAGTTGGCAGGCCTCTGGCAATAGTGCCAAACATACCAGGGAAATTAAACGCTTGGCTTTGTCCCATAATGCCACCAGCTTGCGCTGCGCCTTGCTGACCCAAAAGATTGGCAATGTTTGCGCCGGTTTGCGATCCAGCCGTACCAACACCAGCCGCTGATGCCTGGCCAATTCTTGCAAGTTCGCCCGTTGCACTCAGGCCACTCGATGCCAGGTTTTGCGCTACCGTGCCGCCTGTTGCTGCCAAACCACCAAGCCTGCCATATTGCTGGTTGATCAATTCGTTTAGCAGTTGTGGCCTGAATTGTGCAAGTGCGCCTTGAAGATTTCCGCCACGCAAGCCACCTGTGGCTGATGCCCCTGACAACAATGCTCCCTCGCCTTGCTCGGTCAGGGCTTTGAATTGCTCGCCGCCACTAATGCCTGCAATGGCTTGGCGCTGTGCTTCTGGCCCTCTGAGGCCGATCAACGCCTGCTGCTGCTCAAGTGCTGGTGCGCCAGCCTGTGCGTATTGTTGGAGTGTTGGCAATGCACCGGCGCCAGCTTGTTGGTATGGTGCATAAGCCCCGAGCGCTCCGCCGCCAGCCTGGACGTAAGGCGCAAGCAACTGCTGGACAACTTCATTCTGCCTACGTTGCTCATCAATGCCAGCCTGGGCTGCGCCTGCTTGCGTATCTGCTGCGCTCCTGGTGGCGCTTGACGTCATTTGACTGCCAATTAGACCGCCTCCCACCGTTAGGGCTGTTATCGGATCAGGCATGATCAAACTCCTTCATGTAATCTTCAAGTTTTTCACCGTACAACGCCATAATTTCATGCGCGATCTTGGTCGCTTCTTGTGTGCCGTAACACAGTGCAACCGCCATTAGAACTACATCGTAGTACCCAGCACGCCAAACAAACGACTTAGCATCTGCTTTTCCAGTGCGTTCAACGTGATCTGATGCCTGCCATTTCAAAATCGCGGTGGCAACAACTGGCGCTAAATTGTGAGAATTGGCAATCCAGAATGAATTCTGATTCATACCAACCAGGGTATTCCAAATCACCGAATTGAGATCTTCGCGCTTTACCGTATCGCCGTCTGCCACATCGTCAAAGACCTGGATGGCCTCATACAGCATGAGTAGCCAATCAACGGCTGGCGCTGGCAGAATCCTTTGCAGGTTCTCTTTGAGCCAATCTGTCATGCACAACTCCTGTTAAGGGCAGGCCGCTGGATGCCATAACTCAGCAGTGGAATTTTCGCACATATTCAATCCATCTCGGATTCGCGTTCTTCCCACGCCTGGCAAACGCGCATATCGTTGCAGATAAAGTTCAGCTTTTCGCAGTGACCCCTGAACCCTGCGCCCTTGTCGTAAGTGGCAAGCGGGATGCGCTCGATCTTCACCTGGGTCATAAAGGTGTTGTCGTAATACTCGCAATTGGAGCAATGCTTGCGCCGTGCGTCCTTTTCGTTGCACTGCATGGCCTCTGCCAGACCTACATAGAACGGTTTGTTTGCGCCTGGCTCGTTGGTCGGCACTTCGGGTCCGTAGTTCCAATCTTGGACCGCGATGGCGTAGTTCTTTTTGTTCTCTGCGTTGGTGATAAATTCATCTTCCATCGGCAGGCCGGCGAAGCCCTTCGGAATCATCATAAATTGTTTCATGGTGTGTCCTACGTGATTTCGCGGCCTGATGCGCGAATGGTCAATGATGTGGCTGCGCCGGCAATCGTGCTGATGAATCCGCTTTGTTCAAGCGCCTGTCCAACCAACTCGGGGAAGGTGTAAGTCTCATCCGGTGCAATGCTGCGAGCATCCACGATCAGGTTGGATGTGGCTGCGCTGCCTGCTGCGGTCACCAGGTTGACGCTGATCGTGACATTGGCCGCGCTGGTGTTGGTGGCGGTGAACTTGTCAATCAAAGCCTTGCAGTTGGTGGCCGTGTACTGTGTTGTTTGTGCGTTCTCTGCCTGTTTTGCTGGAATCAGCACCTTAATTGATACGCTCATTGGATACCTCCGATATTGTTGACTGTGAGAATGATGGATGGAATGCCTGGATGCGGTGCTGCCGCTGGAAAGGCAGTAATTTCGACGCTGAGATCATCAACGGAAAACATCAGTTCAACATAGTCATTTGCTTTGAGATCAAAGAAATAATTTAGCGATGAAAAAACTTCGGCATTGTTGCCCTGAACTCTGATTCTGCTAGTGCTGTCTGTTACATCCACACCATTTAACCGAAACCAAAAGTCGAATATTCCTGTGCCACCAGCAGTTTTATCAAGCTGAAATGATGTGTCGAAGTTGTAAACGCCTTCTGTGTCTACCATTACCCTTGATGTAGTCGACAAAAACACACCTTGGCTTAGATCAGTTGTGTTGAACGTGATGGCTTTGGCCGTGTTGATAACCGTGGCTACCTGCGTTGTCGTATCGTGGAACGATCCGTAACGGCTGCGCTTGAACTCTCGCGGGGCTGGGGTCATCTGTAGCCCTTCAACCGCGGCTGTCAGTTGAGCGATTAGGGCCATTGCCTGATTGACTTTGTTCTCGGCTGACGCGATGCTGACAGACGTTTCTTGCGCCAAGGTTGCAATCTGATCCAGTGCTAGGGTGGTCTTGCCATCAATGATTGCTGCGCTGACTGCTGCATCTTGACCGAGTGCGCTAATCTGCGCTAGTGCGTTGTTTGCATTTGCAGCTGCCGTGTCTGCCTGATACTCAAAATCAGTCCCGACGATGACTTGCAAGGTGTCAACCGTGGAAAACAGCAATTCAAACTGTCTGATCTGCTGCTGGTCGGTCAGAAACGCCGCAAGCTGATCGCGGGTGAGATTAAGCCGGCGAGAGATAGGCGCGGTTGCCATCAGTAGGCCAATGCTTCAAGTTGTGCTTCCAGTCGCATGAATGACAGGTGAGCATCACTATCGCCGCGAAATCGCTGGATGCGCCAGTTACGCATATGCCCCTGCTGGAACCATGCCAAGCGCTTGTTTGAGCCTATCGTGCCGACGCTGATGCTGCGGTCCTGGCTGTAGGCCTTGCCGTCAACGCTGTAGCTGGTGCTGATCTGCGGATTCTTACCAACGGCCACAGAGCCGGTGAGACTGACCAGTTCTAGCTCGTTGAAGATTGCGCCGTTGCTTTCGTTGTAGACGATGAGCGTACCGAATTCCCAACGCACCTGCTGACTCCAATGATGGCCTGTGTCTTGCACAAAATAGCCGATGTTACTGGACTGTGGATCTCCAATCATCCATTTGTCGTAGACCCAAACCATGTTTCTGGCACGGTATTGAGCAAAGCCTGACAAGGTGGTGGTGAGCGTAAACCAGACTTGATCTTCTAGTGCCTGCGATGCCGCTGCGTCATAAACGATAGTGCGGTCTGGCAGATGAACGTACAGGTGCTGATGCGCCTTGTCGTTGCGTGCTTCCAGCTTGACCAGGGCCAGCTGCGATTCGCTGTAGTTCAGCAACAGGTTGTCAATTTCTTGCGTGCTGATTTTCTGTGTGGTGGCTGCTGCGCCGAGGTAGATGCCTGGTGCTTCGTTTCGGCCACTGCCCAAGAATGCAATGCGCTCGATGTAGACGCAACAGGCTTGTGTGCCGACAACGCCTTTTTGTAGCTGTGCGCCATCAATCCGAGCGAATGGGAATAACTCGCCGCCCACGTTGTCGAACACTTCCACGGTGTTTCTGTTCAGCGCATAGATCTCGTTTCGCAGCTTGAGCAAAGCCACTACCGGATCAGGGTCTACCTCTGAACTTCCGTACTTCAGTGGGTTTACATCAAGCGGGTTAGTCAACTCTGTGACAACCAAGAACTCGCCATCGGTGGTCATAAAGTAGCCATCCACCCAAACCACATCAAGCACCACGCCAAGGTCAGGGTCAGTCACTTGCGTGAGTGTTGTCCCACTCCAGTAGTACAGCCGCCCACCGGATGCAATCGCCAGCAAGTCAAAACTGTAGTCAAACGTCACCAGTTCTGTTGTCGGACCACCAACATCACCCAATTCCGTTACCGTGCCTGCGCTGTCAATCTCCACCAGCTTCGTGCCCATTACCCGATACAAATTGCCTTGCCAATTGATGCCGCCGCGGTCAATGCCTGGGCCTGTGCCGTTGGCCACAAGACCGTCACCGGGGCGAAGAAACCCGGCGCTGATGCCTGATTGCTTTGGCACTGGCACAAAGTTGACGGGATAGCTTGTCCGCAGCTCTGGTGTGCTGTCAGCGTAGATCCCCGACAAAATAGGAATTTGCATGGTTTACCACTTAACCTTGTTGGCCCAATATGCTGCGCTCATCTTGCCCTTGGCGATGTTCTCAGCGTGCCTAGCCTTGAATGATTCATTTCGTTTAGAACCGTCTGGAGATCCGGAAACGCCTTGCTGACCAAAGCGAATAGTTTTCACTTCGTCACCAGACTTGGCCACCACGACGTGTGACTTTGTAGGGTGCGAAGGCGTGCGCTTGGGCTTGTTGTAGCCCTCGACGCCTGCGCGTGCCAGTCTGGTGTCTTTGGTGGCCATGGTCAGAAGCTGATGTGCAGCTTGTAGGATTCCAGACGCATCAGGTTGTTGGCCGTTGCTGGCTTGACCGTGATGGCGAAAGTCTGGTCTACGGTGGTGTCCACGGTCAAGAACACGTTTGCACCTGTGGACAGACCATGTCCGACTGCTGTGGCTGAGTTTGTGACCACTTGCGACCCGCCACGGTTGCACATGAACTTTTGCACGCAGGCGCTTGCGTTGTTGGCTGCTGCTGCTGCCAGTAGAACGCCGCCGCCGTAGGTCATGCCCAATGTCTTGACGGTGGCGTTGTTTGTCAGGCTGAACAAAGCGTCAATTTCCATACCTCCACCAGTGCCCATGGCCCAGCCTGGGACTGTAACTGTGGCGACTGTCACTTCGGTGTTGGCCACGGCCACGACTGCTGTGCCGTACCAGACCAGAGCTGTCTGAGTGCCGGACTGTGTTCCGCTGGTGGTGATAGCTGCTCCGCCTGCGGATGCCGAGACGGTGAAAGTGTTGGCCGACAGTACTGTCTTGACGTAGTACGTGGTGTTGATGGCCAATCCGGTGGGCAGTGCTCCTGTGGTGGTAAAGCGGATCGTGTCGTTGACTGACAATC